TGATGATAAAGGGGCTTTTAATTCTCAACAGGGGTGTTATGATGACCGAGTTATGGCTTTCGCCATAGCTCTGCATGGACTTGCATCAATGCCACGCCCGAGACACCGATCTATAACTAGACGGTTCTCTACGCTTGACCCGATTGCAGGTTATTAATGATAAATTTCGATGAACCAGTAGAAACAAAAGAGTCGGATGGTGTACAAGACCACTCGGTTCAGTCTCTTGGCGCCACCCTTCAAGCCCAGTTTTCAGAGTACAAAGATGCTCGCAAAGAAACAGAGAACGAGTGGCTGCGAGATCTACGACAATACAATGGTCAATACGAAGCAGATGTCTTAGCGCGTCTAAATGACGCCGGCGCACGATCAAAAGTGTTTGTGGGACTAACACGAACAAAAGTTATGGCGGCATATTCGAGAATCATCGATCTATTATTCCAGCATGGCGACCAATTTTTCAATGTCGAGTCCACTCCTGTGCCCGATCTTGACCCGATGGCAGTCATGCAGATGAAACAACTTGCCACTCAGCAGATTATGGATGCCAGTCAAATGGATCCAAACATGAATCAAGATCTGATCATGCAAAGAATGGCTGAGATGGAAGAAGATCTAAAAGAAAAGTACAAAGAGATTGCTGACCAAGCCGCAGAGTCTATGACTCTCGATATTCTGGATCAGCTTGTTGAGACAGGTGCAGAACAGAAGCTTAAAGAAAGTATCCTTGAGGCGTGTATCTTTGGGTCTGGCGCAGTAAAGGCTGGCGCTGTTCGGATTGACAAGAAGCAGTCCTACTCCCGCATGACTGATCCAGAGACAGGTGAAGAGGCATTTGCCCTGTCTGTCGTTGAGCAGCCAATGCCAGAAGTGGAATCAGTATCAGTATTTGACCTTTATCCTGACCCATACTGTACGACGCTAAATGATTGTGACGGTTTATTTAGGCGACACGTTTTAACCAGAAAGCAGTTCAGAGAGCTTGCAGATTTGCCGCAGTTTGACTCCGAGATTATTAAGTATCTCCTGAAGACAAACAGAACGGGTAATCATGTTGAGGAAGATCACGAGCGAACTCGCCGCCGAATTGCAGGTATTAATGAGCAGCACAACAGCAATCGGTTTGAGCTTCTAGAGTACTGGGGATTTATTGACGGGCATAAACTCAAAGAGCATGACGTAGATCTTCCAGAAGACGCAGACCTCAGTACCGACTTCTCGGCCTGCGCGTGGATATGCGCCGGCAAGGTAATTAAGATTACTCTTAACCCTATTGCTGGGTATCAAATCCCGTATCAAATATTCCCTTACGAGAAAAGCCCTCATCAATTCTGGGGTACTGGTGTTCCGCGAATGATGCGCGACAGTCAGGGAACCTTAAATGCTGCAACACGAATTTGGTTGGACAATTTGGCTATGTCTTCAGCACCCATGATGGAGATCAATACAGATCTTCTAGCGGCTGGTGAAGACCCAACAGACATTCATCCGTGGCGAGTATTTCTCCGCGAAGGTGGTGATGGCTCTATGCCAATGGTTCGTTGGTATCAGCCAATTGCTAACGCTAACGGACTAAACCAGATCGTTGAGATCTTCCGGCGCTTTGCCGATGAAACAACGTCTCTACCAAGCTACACCCACGGCCAGCAAACCAACAGCATGAATAAGACTGCTACAGGCATGTCGATGTTGATGGGTGCTGCCAATGTGGCGCTGAAGTCAACCATTAAAAATATTGATGATTTTTTGCTGGAACCATTAATTACGGCAATGTTCCACTGGAATATGGAGTACGGTTCAAATCAAAAATCTAAAGGCGATCTCAAAATTGTAGCCCGCGGCAGCACCGCTTTGATTCAAAAAGAAGTTCAAAGCCAGAGACTGTTGCAATTCTTAAGCCTAGTCTCGAATGACCAAGACTCGGCTCTCGTTGATCGACAGCAGCTCATTAGAGAAATAGCTAAGAGCATGGACATCGACGCAGATCAAATTGTAAAGAGTGAGGAGCAACTTCGCCTTGAGCAACAACAACAAATCGCAATGCAGCAACAGGCTCAAATGCAACAGCTCGCAAGCCAAGGCAATCCTGAGGCTGTGTTACCAGCCGGAATGGGCTGAAGTTAAAGAGCTTATACAGAGCAGATTTACAGACGCGCAGCAGCAGTTAGAGCTGGCGGATGAAACCAGTTTCAAGAAAGAGCAGGGCAGGCTTCAAGAGCTTCGCTTTGTTTTGGACTTGGAATCAAGTGCGAAAGCGCACTTAGATAACATGCGGAACCGTAAAAGGACACCCGCAATAGAGTAGAGCGGACATCGAGCAATCGACCCGTAACAAGATATGTCAAATAGAAATGACCCAGACGCACTAGAAGCAGAAGCTAAAGAGTTGATGGATAAGATGACAGGTGTTAACGATCAACCCGTGGCAACGGACACTGACGAAGAGCAGCTAGAACTTATTCAAGATGCCCCCGAACCAACGGACACGGCTGAGACTGTAGCAGAGGATACGAATCATCAAGAGGGCGGCGACTCGGATGATGATTTAAGGTTGGAGATAGCCAAGGCCAACAAGGCGATGAAAGGCGCACAGTCACGAATGACGAAAGCTACGCAAGAGGCAGCAGACTTGAAGCGGCAAAATGCCGACCTGTTGAAAGCCCTTGGGGAGCTTAAATCTGAAGCTGAAGAACGCACTAGAGATGACAGTAAGCTAGAGCAGTTACGGGAAGATTATCCTGATTTAGCTGCCCCGCTACTGGACGAACTTAAGCGAACTCAGGGACAGGTTGCCAGCCAACAAGAAGCTTTGGCAGAAGCAGCACAACGCAAAATTGATGAACAAAATGAACAAGTTGCGGCAGCGCACTTCGCTCGGATAGAAGCAGAACACCCAGACGTAAATGATCTCATTGAGACTGCGGACTGGCTAAACTGGTTAGAAGAGCAAGACGGTGCGACCAAGCAATGGATTCAAACTGGATCATCAAATGATGTGAATACCGTGCTGCACAGATTTAAAGCTGATATGGGGGTTGAAGTACAGACGCCGCAAGAGCGGGCTTTAGCTAAGGCAAAAGCGGTTGCAGAACCAAAGCTGCCAAAAGCACGAAAGCCTAAAACAGCTGGCGGGAAAAAAGTTTGGACTATCGATGAAATAAAGCGAATGCCCATTGCTCAATTTGAAGAGCATCAGGCTGAGATTATGGAAGCGATGGGATCAAACAATATCCGCTGACAATCTTGTTCTCTAGGTAAAAGGATATGAGGAGACGTTTTTAATAGGTAATTAAAAAATGTCTTTTTCACAATTTAGTACTGGCGCATCATCAGAAGTAAACTTCATCCCAGAAGTCTTTAGTAAGTTAATGCAGGCCAAATTTTACAAGCAGTCTGTATTGCCTGCTATTTCTAACACTGACTACGAAGGCGAGATCTCTGGTCAGGGCGACAAAGTTACCATCCGCACAGTTCCGGCTGTAACGATTGCTGACTATGCTGGCTCTATTACTACTCAAGAGCTTGCAACTTCAAAGGTAGAGCTGAACATCGATAAGGCTAAGTACTTTAGCTTTAAAGTTGATGACGTTCTAAAAGCTCAGGCTGACATCGATCTGATCGAGAAAGCATCTAGCGATGCTTCTGAAGGCATGCGTGTTGCAGTTGAGACTGACGTACTGGCTAGTGTCGTAACTGGCGCTACCACTATTGGCGCTCAGACCACCATCAGCGCAAGCAACATCTTGACCAGTGTTTTGGATATGGCCAAAGATCTTGACGAGCTGAACATTCCTGAAGAAGGTCGTTTTATCGTTCTGAACCCTGCACAAATCTCACTGCTCAAGCAGTCTGAGCTGCGTCAGGCGTACTTAACTGGTGATAGTTCTTCACCACTTCGTAACGGCAAGGTAGGCATGATTGATCGCTTCACTGTGTATCAGTCAAACATGCTGTACACCCCCGCTTCTGGTGGTGATGCTGGTTACGCTCATGTTCTTGCTGGCCACCCCAAGGCGATTTCTTTCGCTAGCCAGTTCAACAACACTGAGACTGTGCGACTCGAAGGCTCCTTCGGTGACGCAGTACGCGGCTTGAAAGTATTCGGCTCTAAGGTCGTTACTCCAGACGCACTAGTAGTTGGTAAGTGGAACTAAGTTAGACCACACCGGATAGGGGGGTGAAAGCCCCCCTGTTTTAATCGGAGAGAGAATGAACAGTAAAACAAAAAAAGATGAGCTATTTGATAAGGCGCAAGAGCTATACGGCAAGAAGCTAGACCGCCGACTGTCCCTGTCTGACCTTGAAGATCAGGTAGAGAGGATGGAATCAATGAAGGATGAGGCTCCGGTCGTCAAGCCTTCGCTTATCCCAGCCAAAGTTCAGAACGTCATTACCGGAAACATCTTTGAGTACAACGAGCTGTTTAGAGGTAACTCCGACCTCCAAGTAATAGAGTGGAAAGAATCCGAAGAGGAAGACCCTAATGGCAACAACTAAGGTAGTCGATATTTTAGATCGGGCTGGAATTATCCTGCAAGATAGCACAAGTGTGCGTTTTCCTAAGCAGGAGCTTTTAAAGTTTTTTAATGACGCACAAAAGGAAGTAATACTGCACCGACCCGATGCGAAGATGGTTAATACTACTTTTGCCTGTGCAGACGGAAGTAAGCAAACCCTTCCGGCAGCAGCTCTGAGGCTCATTGAGATTGTGCGAAACGTGGGTGGAAGAGCTATTACTCAAGTGCAGAGGCGAATCCTTGACGAGACTCTTCCCAACTGGCATGAGTCAACAGCTGGCGCAAACAAGATTGAACATTTTGTTTATGACCCTGCCGACCCCAAGAATTTTTATGTTTACCCTCAGGGTGTTAGCGGCACTCATAGCCTAGAAATTATATATAGCACCACACCTAATGAGATCGCTATTACTGACTCAGCATTTTCCGCCGGCAGTGACACTCAAGTGATAGGAATCGATGATGTATACGCCAACAGCTTATTGGATTACATCTTATACAGATCCTATCAGAAAGATTCTGAGTTTGCCGGCAATGCTCAGAGATCCTTAATGCATTACCAAAGCTTTTCCAACGCCCTTGGCGTCAAGATTCAGATGGATCAGGCAACAGCCCCAAGACCTAACAGCGAAGGAGCGAGACAGTGAAGTTTTTAGATTTTGCTCCATATGTCCGACCTGAGGTTCAAGGCTGCCCCGACTTTCTTTTAGAGAGAGCGATAAGAGATGCATGCATTGACTTTTGTCGGCGCTCGGATGTGTATCTAGCAGAGCCTGAATTTATTCAGATATCAGCTGGTGTAAATGAATACGCCGTTACAATACCTTCGGGCACAGAGCTTAATCACATTGTTGATATATATAACAACAATACTACTTTAAAGCCTGTTAGCTATACGGAGCTTTTGCAAAGACTCGGCGATGAGACCTCAAGGGGAAGCCCTAAAAGTTACGCGCAGAGAGACAATAAAGATTTTTACTTAGCGCCCATCCCAGCAGAGCAAGACACCTTAAGAGTCCTGTACTCTCTCAAGCCTACAGCAACCAGCACCTCCATTCCTGACACCATCGGCAAGGAGTATAGAGAGGTTATAGCTCACGGGGCATTGTTCAGGCTACAGATGATGGCAGGGCAACCATTTAGTAATCCTAATTACGGCGGTATCAATAGAGACCTTTTTGAGAAAGAGGTGGGCCGGACTATACGCCAGTCTAAATACGGCTTTAGCGGTGGATCTTTAACCTGTAAACCAAGGAGCTTTATCTAGTGGCTTACTCACAAACATTAAACTTGGTGACGGGCGATACACTCCCAGAGCTGACGTTCACTTTAAAAGACAGCCAAGAAGCGGCATCAGGACAAGTTCTTGATACAGAAGACAGTAGTACTTGGGCACCCATCAACGTCACTGGCGCAACAGTTCGGCTGAGAATCAGAGAGCTTGGTAGCTCAACAGTCAAAAGCACACTGACATGCACAGTTGTTGACGGGGCTAACGGCAAAGTTGCCACCAACTTCCCAGCAGGTACTTTGGATGCTGCGGGCACCTTTGAAGGAGAGCTTGAGATAACCTTTTCATCGGGCGGCATACAAACTGTTTACGATTTAGTGAAATTGAAAGTTAGAAGCGATTTTGATTAATGGCCGGAAAAATAGTTGTAACGCATCCTGAAATTAAAGGTGAAGCAGGCTTCACAAAAATTTCAGTTGAGTCAGCTATACAGAAGGCAAGGGCAAGCGCAACATTTTCAGATCCATCTGCATATGTTTCTTTTGTCAAGATTGAGGCTGAGAGCGCCTATCAGTTTACTAAAGGCTTAATAGAGTGGGCTGATATAAAAGCAACAGAGATGGTGTTAAACCCATTCTCTCTTAGTCAGTATCCGGTTGATCTATTTGGGGTATTAGAGTCCGCATCTATATTAACCGACAAAGCACCCCTTGACACGTTTGGTTTTTCAGACTCGCATGTTACTGATATAGCGAAAGCAATAAATGAAAGTTTCGGGCTTACGGAAGCTGTAGATATTGTTTTAATTATCTTGCGAGACTTCTCTGACTCAAC